CCTCAAGATTTGCGCCCCGAAGATTTGCGCCCTCAAGATATGCGCCCTCAAGATTTGCGCCCCGAAGATTTGCGCCCTCAAGATTTGCGCCCTCAAGATTTGCGCCCAAAAGATATGCGCCCTCAAGATTTGCGCCCCGAAGATATGCGTCCTCAAGATTTGCGCCCCTGTTTCTTTCAAGACAATCTTTTATGGACTCGTATTCTCCGCACAGGATAATCTTATCGGTAAATCTATTTTTAATTTCAATCTTCATCTTCACCCCTCCGCTTTCTGGATTGCAGCCCGTAGTTTGCATATTGTGCATTTAGGATGGTCTCCGTAAAGTTGATCCGCGCCACACAAACATTCACGCTTGAACACATTTTCGAAGCCCTCGATTGCTTCTTTACACGCCTCTAAAAGTTCGGGTGCGGCGGCGATCAGACGGGCGTTGGCAATAGATTCTTTGTTGTCTGGGTGCTTATACTCATCACCGTCTTTTCTAGGAGCAAAGACAATTCCTGCGTAAACAGTTGCGATATTTCGTTCATCCGATTCAATACTCCATCCACAATGACCATTTGTATCATCCCATGTACTGACCTTCCATTTCCCTTTTGTGTGTTCCATGCTTCATCCTCCGGCTTTGTTTTGGCAGGGGCAACCCCTCACCCCTGCCTTATTGGTTACGTTTAAAGCTCGACCTCCTTTCTAAAATTGTTCAGCACTCTTAATACTGGTTCTGGTGGCCGGACTCACTGCAAATAGCTGACTATCCCCGTTCGTCCTCTATGGTTACCTCGCGGTGCCTGACCTTGCGGCTTCTCCGTTACTTCCCCATCACTCGCCTTGTCCTTTCCTAATCCCGTTTCTGATTTCACTGTGCCAAAGCAATGCTTGACGCCAAAGTTCGCTCAGAGCGCATTGGATCTATTCGTTACTTTCATACTCCCGTTAGGCTGCGCGTCGGATTTTTATCAGCTTGCGCCCCGTGAAGGACTTATCTGATTCGTCCGGCCATGTTTTAAAAGATCGCTTGCCCCAGGATCGCGGACTTGCCGCCGTGGTTCCCCTTCGTTTATGGTGGTTCCGGTTTTTGTCGGGTGTCGAAGCATTAAGGCCATTGTTTCTAAGGAGCTTCCCTCTCTTAGTTGGCCGCCCGTGCCGGTCCCGTAACTGTGGGCATTTCGTTTACGTGGGAGTATATTACAAAATTGATTGTATTATGTCAAGAATTATTTACAAAGAATATTGTATTTGTTAAAGACAATAAAAAACCCGCATGGTTAGCGGGTTTGATGGGGTTTAGTTTTTAATCTTGATAACAGCGATACAAAAAACCTTGTAAATAATCCTTGACTTTATACAATCAATTTTGTATTATGCTGTCCATGAAACGAAACAACATATCGAAAAAATTCAGAACTGTTCGCTCCTCACTGGGGATGACCCAGGCGGAAATGTCCCGGCTGCTGAATGTTTGCCGCGTATCATTATCTAATTATGAAACCGGCACAACGAATCCAAGCGCCAAAACGTATGCAAAACTTTTAAATTTAGAACAGCATAGTATCGTCCCCCGTTAGACGCAGAGTAACAGAATTTTTTTTATCTTGAAAGGTAAACAATGGAAACAAAGGTAACCAAAAAAGACTACCGCAAAGACGGCCACTGCACCGCGAAGGCCCCGGAAGAAAAGGGCTGTCTGCATTTTGTCCCGGTCCACAACGGCATCCGGAAGCTGGAGCTTTGCGTAAATCAGAACATGGGCCGGGTTTGCGAGGTGAAGAAATGAAGGACCATTACCGTAAGATAGTTAATCTTATGCGTGATAAAGCGCCGGACTTTGCCAGCTTTGAAGAAATGGTTCTACTGCTGAAGAACACCAATATTGAAGATGTGGAGATCATTAATCAGGTAGTTGCGGAGCTGGATTGCGACACCAAACAACAGATCACCGACGTATGCGATTCCGTCAAAGAATTACTGCTCCGGAAGAACGATGCCTACGGAAATTCTTTCCAGTGCCCGATAAATATCTTTTGCAAGGCGTCCGCGGTGGAACAGATTCACGTTCGCATTGACGACAAGCTGAACCGTATTGCCAAAGGCCAGAATACGGACCTGGTTCAAGAGGACACCATTATGGATTTAATCGGTTATCTCATTTTACTGAAGGTGTTGCATGGATAAATATCTCTACGCGGCAATCATAACGTCGGTAATCGCATTGGCATTATTTTGGAACTTAATAAAATAAAGGAGGTTAATAATGAGTAAGTTGGAAAAGCGAAGCGCCCTGATTTTGCAGATCAAAGCGCTTCAAGATGAACTAACCACTGTAGATGAAGCAATTATAGAGGATTTGAAAAAAGAAGTCAAGCCTCAAGGTTCAACTACCGTGGAGTACGAGGGTAGTAAGGTCACTGTCACAATCCCCGTGACGGTGAAATGGGATCAGGACTGTTTGCGCGGCATTGCAAAGCGCATCCAGGCCGAAGGCGACAATCCCGAAAGCTACATTAATTATAAACTCTCTGTCAAGGAAGCATCGTACAAAGCGTGGCCGGAACAAATGCAAAAGATATTTGTTCCAGCGCGGACGATCAGCCTTGGCAAAACACGGTTGGAGGTCAAACAATGAAAATTATTACCGCAGACGAAAGAATGGCGGAACGCAAGAACATCAAAGGGGCGCTCTTTGGTGCTCACGGAGTTGGTAAAACTTCCCTGCTCTGGACTCTCGATCCCACCACAACTTTATTTCTGGACCTGGAAGGCGGCGATTTGGCCGTTCAGGATTGCCCGGTGGATCAGATCAAAATCAAAACGTGGGACGAAGCGCGGGACATGGCCTGCTTAGTGACCGGCCCGAATCCGGCAAAACGTGCGGATCAGCCGTACAGTCAGGCTCATTATGATTATGTGGCGAAGGAAATTGATCCGACTTTTCTGGAAAAATACAACGTCGTTTTTTGGGATTCCATTTCCGTCGCCTCGCGCCTCTGCTGGCAGTGGGCAACCGGACAGCCGGAAGCCATCAGCGACAAGACCGGCAAAGCGGATAACCGCGGCGCCTACGGACTAGTTGGCCGCGAGTTGGTTCAGTGGCTCACGCAGATTCAGCATTGCCCGAATAAAAACATTTGGGTTGTTGGCGGACTTGACCGGAAAGAAGATGATTTCGGGCGCACGATTTGGGTGCCGCAGATTGAAGGATCGAAAGCAGGGAACGAACTGCCGGGGATATTCGATCAGATTATATCCATGGTTACAATGAAGGACGACGAGGGCAACCCGTACCGGGCGTTTGTTACGGGATTGGTTAATCAGTGGGGCTATCCGGCGAAAGACAGAAGTGGGCGGTTGGATCTGATCGAAGAACCGCACCTTGGGAAATTAATGGAAAAAATAAACGGGCCGAAGCCCGAAAGGAGATTCTAAAATGTTTGATTTTAATGATGCAGCACCGCAGGGAAGCAATGAATTAATCCCGGCCAAAACCATGGCGAAGGTTATCGCAACAATTAAACCCGGATCACACGGGCAGGGCGGATGGGAAACTAAATCCCAGTCTGGGTTTAAATACCTGAATATGGAGTTCACTATCGTTTCCGCACCGATGGCGAAGCGGAAGATTTTCCAGAACGCCGGTATTGGCGGCGTCACGGACGGCCACGAAAAGGCCGTGGAGATTACCCGGACTTTCCTGCGCTCCCTTCTGGAATCGGCGCGGGGCATTGATCCCAAGGATGAAACCGACAAGGCGCGCAAATTGCGGACCATCCAGGACTGGGGCGATCTGATTGAATTGGAATTTGCCGTGGAGATCGGGATTGAAAAGGGAAAAGACGGTTACGCCGACAAGAATAAAATTGCCCGCGTCATTACTCCGGATCACAAGCTCTATAAGCAGGTTATGTCCGGAGAAACAATTCTTCCCGACGGCGGAGAGAAATCAGCGACGGTTCCCGGTCATGTTGCGGCTGCGGCGAAAGCCACGGGAACATCAACAGCAGTACCGGCGTGGGCGAGGTAAGATGATTCCACGTTTATATCAACAAGATTTAGTTAAGCGAGCTGTCAGTGCATTATCGGAATACGGTAATACGCTGGCGGTCGCTCCTACCGGATCGGGCAAAACCCTGATGATCTCATGGTTACTGGAACAAATACAGGGGCGCCAGATGATCCTCCAGCACCGCGAAGAATTGGTTGATCAGAACCGTAAAAAGTTTCACCTGATTAATCCGGGAAGGACTTCTTCCATCGCCGGATTAGGCACAAAGGATTATTCGGGCGAAACGATTTTCGGCATGGCTCAAACCCTGGGTCGTAACGGGAATATGAAAGATATGCCTGCACTGGATATATTGGTAATCGACGAAGCACATCATTCCAGGGCCGAAACATATCTGCGCATAATTGAAGCGGCGCAAGACAAAAACCCTGACTGCCTGATTGCCGGATTCACGGCAACGGGCAGCCGGGGAGACAAAAAGGGGCTGAAGCCGACGTTTAATAATGTCTGTGACTTAATTACTATGCAGAAGTTGATCGACCTTGGCTTTCTGGTCCCGGCCCGTACATTTATTGCCATGCTGCCGGGGCTGGCAGATGAAATCAAAAACATTAAAAAAACATCATCGGGGGAATACGATCTTTCCGAAGTGGAAACACTTATGGACACGAAACCGATTAATGAAGCGGTATTTCGTGAGTGGAAGAATTACGCCGGAGATAGGAAAACAATTATCTTTGCGTCAACTATCCGTCACGCGCAAGACGTTTGCCATTTGTTTCAGTCAAACGGAATAAAAGCAGAGTGTGTTTTCGGAGACACGCCGAACCGGGCGGAAATTCTCAAGCGGTTCGAGTTTGGAGACACGCAGGTAATTTGCAATGTCGCTGTGCTGACCGAAGGCTACGATTGCCCGCCGGTGTCCTGTGTTGTTCTGCTCAGGCCATGTTCTTTTAAATCCACAATGCTCCAGATGATCGGGCGCGGCCTCCGCACGATAGATCCGGAAGTCCATCCAGGAATAATCAAGCGCGATTGTATTGTTTTGGACTTTGGAGAAAGCCTGCGTATCCATGGCGATCTTGAGCAGGGCGTCCGGTTCGACGATGCGGAAGTGCAGGAAGGCGAAAAGAAAGAGTGCCCAAATTGCAAGACGATGATCCCAGTGCAGACAAGAGAGTGTCCCGCCTGCGGTTATGAATTTCCGGTATTCGATGGGAAGAAAGAAAAAGAGGACACGGACATTGTGATGATGGAAGTGGATCTGCTCAAGCGCTCACCATTTAAGTGGGCCGATGTATTTGGCGGCGGTAAAGTTCTGGTTGCTAGTGGGTTTTCGGCCTGGGCAGTTACGGCCAGCGCCAACGGGACCGACTGGGTTACGCTTGGAAAAAAGAGAAGCGAAGGAATACGACGGCTGGCCGTCGGCGCTAAACTTCAATCACTGGCTGCCGGTGATGATTTCATGCGGATGAATGAGGACACGGAAGCGGCAACGAAAAGCAAGCGATGGTTAAGGGATCAGCCTAGTTTTAAGCAATTAGAGTTGTTGCGACAGGCTGGATACAACGCGAAAACGGATTTTAACTTACGGAAGTACGAAGCGAATTGTTTGCTGAATTTCTTCTGGAATAAAAAAGATATTGAAGTGGAGGTTTTTAGGTATGCATCAAATTGAAATAGATTATAAACGATTGGGCGAAGAATTAACATTGGCCGGGTTAGTGGGGAAACCGGTTGAGCAATATAATAAAGAAGAAGTGGAAAAACTTTGCCATGCCTGTATTCATTCTATTAATCCAAAAAAAATAACAAAATTTTCAAAACCTTTTATAGACGAGCGCGGGGAGTTAATTATCCCGGCGGATGCAGATCCCCGGTATTTCTATTGGGCGAAATGCGGCCAGTCGCTCTATGAAACGCTCCGGGAATTGAACGTAAGCGACGAAGTATGGAAACGATATACCGACGTAAGGGAAGCGCCGTTTTAAATGAACCTAAAACGGTATTACGAAACCCCATGGTGGAAAAAACGCTCAAAAGGGTTTCGAGAGAAACAAGGGAAGTGCTCTAGGTGCGGATCAAAAGAAAAGTTACAAATTCACCATAAGCGCTACAAGTTTTTCAGGGAGAGAGATTCGGATTTAGAATGTTTATGCGCCAATTGCCATTTGCAAGGCGTTCACCAACAGAAAGGATACGAAGAAATGCTGGATTTTAACCACATTAAGAACCGCGGGGACCGACTTAATTTTTTAATTGATGAAGCGCTGGTGATTCCAACAGAAGCGCCGCGAGATTACCTTGGCGGCTCGCGCCTGGGACACGAATGCGCTCGTTCACTCCAATACGAATTTTTTAATGTTCCAAAGGATAGACCGTTTACTGGCCAGTTAATGCGGACGTTCGCCATCGGTCACGCGCTGGAAGATTTAGCGGCCGACTGGTTACGGAAAGCGGGGCTTGACCTGCGGACCGTGGACGCCAATGGCCGGCAATTCGGATTCATTACCGGCGGCGGAAAGATCCGCGGTCATATTGACGGCGTTATTGTCGGCGGGCCGGAAGAATTGGGACCGTATCCGAGATTATGGGAATGTAAAACTTCCAGCGCAAAGAAATGGCGGGAGTTCGAGAAGAACAAAGTAAGGAAAACTAACCTGACCTATTTTATCCAGGTACAGGTGTACCAAGCCTATATGGACCTGACCGAAAACCCGGCGCTCTGGACAGTAATTAATAAAGACGATTCTAGCCTTTACCATGAGGACATTCCCTTTGATCCGTCCGTGGCCCAGGACGCCAGTGACCGGGCGGCGCGGATTGTTCAGTGCTGTTTAGCCGGTGAGTTGTTGCCGCGGGAATATCCTAGCCAGGATTTCTATCAATGTAAATGGTGCAACTGGGGATCGAGGTGCTGGAATGGGTAAAATCATCTCTTTCGACTTCAACGACGCAAAGCCCCAACGATCATCTGAAGAAAATAAGACACCGCCGGATATAGCTTTCCGCGACTTTATCACCGAGTGCGGCTTTAATCGGCCGGAGAGTATTATTGAAGATGGCGAGATCCACCGCTATGGCAAAAATAAGGTGGACTGGTACCTGTATCATCCACACCAATCCAACCCTGCCGGGGCCTTTGGCTGCTGGAAATCCATGGAAAAAAATGTGACGTGGTGTTACCGCGGCGCCGAAATGTCGGCGCGTGAGCGCGAAGATCACGAAACCCGGATGGCGCAGATACGCCGCAAGGTTAATGAAGATCGGGAGCGGGCACACGCGCAGGCGCGAGAGGAAGTGGCAAAGGTATGGGCCGAGGCTAAGGAACCGGAAAACCATCCATACCTTAAAAAGAAAGGCGTTAAGGCTTATGGAATCCGTCTTTACAAGGGCGAATTGCTTGTCCCCTACCGTGATCAGAACGGCCTACTCCATTCCGTCCAGAAGATTACAGCCAGTGGCGATAAATGGAACTGGACCGGTGGCGAAGTGTCCGGCCATTACCATACAATAGAAGGAACGGGAAAAACCGCTTATCTCTGCGAAGGGTACGCCACCGGCGCGACAATCCATGAGGCGACTGGCGCCACGGTTTATATTGCATTTTCCGCGGGCAACCTAAAAACCGTTTCACCCTTGCTCCCAGAAAACGTGATTGTGGCTGCCGACAACGACACAGAAACTAAAGGCAACCCCGGATTGACGGCGGCCATGGCCACCGGGCGGGAAGTAGTTTTCCCAAAGGGAACCGCCGGGACGGACTTTAATGATCTGGCTATTGAAAAGGGAATAGAGGAAGTTCGCCAGCAGTTAAGTCAATCCACGAATAAATTTACCAAAAGAATTATTTCAGGTGAACAGCTTCATAATCAGTTCCTAAATACTTTGCACATGGGTTGGACCATAGAAGGAGTATTTCCTGAATCGTCATTTTTAACAGTTGTATTTGGCGCTCCTTCAGGTGGAAAGAGTTTTTCTGTACTGGATATGTGCTGCTCTATCGACTCCGGCACAAGTTGGCATGGCAAAAAGGTCAAAAAGAAGCCAGTTCTTTATCTGGCCGCCGAAGGGCAGGCGGGTATGCTTAAAAGGATTGAGGCGTGGACTAAGCATCGGGGAATATCTTTGCCTACATTTACACTTCTACCCATGCCGTGTTTGATTGACCATGATACTGATAGGCGAGAGCTCCTCAATATGATCGCTGAATTACCCCAAAAGCCGGGCGTGATTGTATTAGATACGCTGGCCAGGTCAATGATTGGAGATGAAAATTCAACCGTAGATATGGGCAAGGTGGTTATAGCAGCGGGCATATTAATTGAGGCAACCGGGGCACAAGTCATTATTATCCATCATACAGGTAAAGATGAGTCTAAGGGCGCAAGAGGCGCTATTGCCCTTACAGGGGCGACTGACACCATGCTTAAAGTTGTCCGGATGAAAGAGGAAAAGAGTTTTATATTAATTTGTGAACGTCAAAAAGATTTTGATAAATTTGATCCAATTGGTTTCCGTTTTGAAGTGGTTGATACTGGATACTATACCAAAGACGGCGATGAGGTTACTTCTCTGGTGCCAGAATTAGATGAAGAAGTTATTAAAACAATAAAGCAGCAGCAAAAACCTAAGAAGGAAAAACTTACAGATGTGCAGAAACGTACACTTAAAGCATTAAAAGAAACCATTAAAAAGGAAGGGATACCGTTTACCGAGGAAATACTTGAGAGTCAATGCGGATTAATCACACCAAATGATAAAATGGTAAAAGTGTCGAAATGGCGCAAGGAAGCCAAAAGAAAGGATATTTCAGACGGAGGAGAACGTGCTTGTAATGATGCGTTTAGTCGTGCGGTTGTTACTCTTGAGATAAAAGGATTAATCGGAATACTGGATGGTTACGCATGGATAAAAAAGGAAGAAACGGAATAAAATCTTCCGAATCTTCCGAATCTTCCGTTTTTACAAAAAAGGAAGAAACGGAAGAAAAGGAAGATTTCTTCCTTTTTTAAAAGTGTTCCTTTTCTTCCGAAAAAAGGAAGAAAAGGAAGAAGATTGTATTTATACAATCTTCCTTCCCTTCCTTTCCGGATGGAAGCTAAAAATAGGGGGTGAAGATGATAATAATAAAAAGCGCTGCTGAAATGGTGGATGAGCTACAAGAAAAATTAAGTAATCCTAATTTAAGAACTTACGAGGATACTCCTGTTAAATATAAGCACGTTCGATATTACAAAAAATATAAGTGCATAACGATTGATGGATTTTATCATATCCCGACAAATAGGATCACAACTGCCGGGGAAGTATTGGACTGGATTCACCAGTTGCACGAGAAAAATTGGGTTACCGATGAAACAATGAGAGAGTTCATTGATATGATTTTTAGAATAGTGCCTGAAAAGATGTGGGCAGGTGGTGGTGAATAATTATAATCAATCGGGCGCGCCGACCGCCGTAAAAGAGTGCTGTATGTATTGGGGAATACGAAGTGGCGGCCAGCGCCCCGCCAAAGGTAGTGCCGGAAAATGTAAGAATAACCAGAGAAGAAATAGAAAAAGTGTAATGATTTTAATGGGTTAGAATAGTGATGAAAAAATAAAAAAAGGAGGAAGTTATGAAAATCAAAGCAAGGAAAGTCGAAAATGGTTTTATCGTGTCTTACGGGAAGAAGGAATTTTTCTGTAAAGATGAAGATGAGGGAAGGAATAAAGTCCGCGAGTTATTTATGGCAGAAGTCGCGCCGGTAATAGCGCAGTTAGAAGTGGAGAGGTTATTCCCATTGGTACTGGAGAGCGTGTAATGGCTGAAATAGAAACCAAAACAGAATACCGCGGCCTAAGCGAGATCGCAGATCGATTTGGGAAGAGCGTTGATTTCGTCCGGGATTTGATTCACGATAGAATTAACCCTCTCCCCGCTGTGGAGGTCGGACGCGAGTGGTGGATCACCGAAGAAGCGATACAGCACTGGCTTAATCGTAAGATTTTAACACGTGTCAAGTAGTTTATCAGCGGGGTTACACAGGAACCACCGCCGAGTTATGCGGATTCCCGGCGCGTCTACACAGAACGCGAAAAAAGCCATGCTATACTATGTCCGCGTTAAAGATAATTGATTGTGGTTAATTTTAGTATGGGTGTTTTTTTATGAAACGTGGATTTTTATTGATTTTGGCGGAAAATGGCTAAATCGAACAGAAATCAATTTGGGAACAATCCAAAGCAATCGGCTTTCTGCCGCGAATATGTGCTTGATTATAACGGCACACAAGCGGCGATCCGCGCCGGATACTCAAAAAGAACTGCATATTCACAATCTTTTGATCTCCTGAAAAAACCTGAAATCCAAAAGGAAATTCAATCCCTTGAAAGCCGCATAGAAAACAAAGTCATAATCACAAAAGACAAAATCCTCAGAGAACTCTCAATGATCGGCTTTGCAAATATGGCTGATCACGTCACGATTGACGATGGTACTGGATGTGTCCAGGCGGTAGGGATTGACAGTCTTCCGGTAGGGGCCAGTAGGGCGATCAAGAAAGTCAAAGAACGGCGCATTATTAAATCCACTGCCAAAGGTGATGAAGTTCTAGAAAGCACATTTGAATTTGAGCTTCACGATAAGCAGCAGGCCCTTGTGAATATGGGGAAAGAGCTGGGAATGTTTAAAGAGAGGCATGAGGTTGGGTTAGATGAGGCATCTATTGAAGCTATCCTTGCGACTATGCCAACAGAATACGCCGATAAAGTAAGAAGTTCATTGATAAAGATCAAGGAAGATAAATGAACCTTCAGACACTTCCACCGCCTGAGCAATTTGCCGCTATACTGGCTTCTAAGATGAAGCCGGGAACTCTTAAAGCAATTCAATCAAAACAATCTTATCATCATTATGCCAATGATCCCGTTGGCTTTTGCGTTAATGAATTGAATGAGATTTTGACTGATGATGTCAAGACTATGATGGAATCGGTTAGGGACAACCTTGTTACTATTGCAATATCAGCCAATGCTACGGGTAAGAGCCATGGAGCGGCCCGAGTAGCAACATGGTTTTATAAAAGCCATGAAGATTGCAAGGTCTTCACTTCCGCGGCCCCACCGTATGACAATCTTAAAAATATCCTTTGGGGTGAAATTGGATCGGTAGTGGCCAAGCATCCGGAAATGTTTCAATCTGATGTGGTTACGTCTCTGGATATTCGGAGAGGGCCGGAAGACTTTATAACCGGCGTATCAATCCCAAGTGCAGGCACATCCAAAGAGAGAGAGGCTAAGTTCTCAGGTAAGCACCAAAAGCATATGCTTTTTATCTTGGATGAGGGCGACGCCATCCCTGATGAAGTATATTCTGGCATTGAATCCTGTATGTCTGGTGGTGTTATTGTTCGGCTACTGATCATGTTCAACCCCCGGCAAAATTCCGGCGCCGTCTTCCGGATGCAGCGGGATAATACAGCTCATGTTGTTCATTTATCGGCACTTCGGCACCCGAATGTCATTGAGGGTAAAGATATAATCCCCGGAGCGGTGACAAGAGATACTACGGTCCGGCGCATTAACGAATGGACACGGCCGGCGCACCCCGACGAAAAGATTGAAGACGATTCCCTTTTTGAAGTGCCTGGCTTTTTAGTGGGAGTTACGGCCCCAAAGAAAAACGGTGGTTTTTACCTGCCATTGCCAGCAGGGAAGCGCAAAATAACCAATCCCGCATTCTCATATATGGTGCTGGGTAGATATCCGGCCCAAGGGACCAATCAGCTTATTTCCAATGAATGGATTTCACGGGCGCGGTCCCGTTACGATATGTATGTTCTCGAACATGGGAACGTCCCGCCAGCGGGAATAAAAGGAATTATGGGCTTAGATTGCGCTGAAATGGGTGATGACCTGAATGTTGCTTGCGCTCGATACGGCGGGTATTTAACTAATTTCGAGAGAGAAAAGGATGTTTGGGGCGGCGTTGATATGATGGTAACGGGTGATCGTGCCGTCTCCTGGCATAAATCACATGATATCTCTTGCGCGAATATTGATGCCACGGGCGTAGGGGCGAGCGTTGCCCCTCAGATGCAACGATCCGGATGTGTAGCCATCGGCATAAAAGTAGCCGAAAAACCCACCACAAAGACCGAGCAGGGAGAATTTAAGCGTTTGCGTGATCAAATCCTTTGGTCAGTCAGAGAATGGCTTAGAACAGACACGTCGGCCATGCTGCCCCCGTGCGAGGAATTGCTCGAAGAACTCTCCGTACCGACATATAGCGTTGATACCGGGAAGATTGAAGTAATGAAAAAGGACGATATGAAGGAAGTTCTTAAGCGTTCACCCAATCATCTTGACGCTCTGGCATTAACTTTCGCGGGAGAGGGCGCTTTCTTCTCTGATACGGTTTACGAGGAGTACCCGCAATGAAAATCAGACTCATTAAGCCCACTGAAATAGACTATCTACGTTATCAATCAATGGTTGATGATGCTCACTGTAGGGGGATTAAGCTCACACCGAGACCCTTTCATTATGAGAACGCTGAGACCGGCCAGTTATACCATGATATTTTTGCCTGTGTTGGCTGGCCAACGGAAGTCACTGATAAGAACGATATGAGGCCGGGATATATCGCCATTGTGGGCGTCGTAAAGGACCACAGGCCGCCGCAAGAGGCTGTATTTCAATTACTGGCTGAGGGCGAAAGCAAGGATATTCCTATTTTGCTCAGGAAAATGGGAGAATTAAGAACAGAATACGGCTTTGGACTTCATCCCACACTGTTTAACGTCTGGTGGGGCGATCCTTCGGAAGATAAGTTTGCAACCATGATTGCGCTACTGAATGAGCGATTACGCGAGAAAACAGGAAATGATAATCTGGCTATCCTGATTGCTCCGCCGATTGATTTTTACGATAAGGAAATATTTGAGACGTATTCACGGGCATTCTATTCAGTGGTAGCAGAGAAGGAAACACTAAGATTTTACTACGGCAAGAACGAGATATTGAGAA